TGCCGATCGGCCCTTTGTCCCAGACGACCATCTGCTTGAAGTGCATCACCTCGTCGATCCACAGGCTCCAGCGCGCGAATTGCGGATCAGGACCGCCGCCGCCGCAGCAGCAGCAGCAGCAGCAGCGCAAAAGCCGTGCCCATTGCGGAAAAACCGAACGGATTAGTTGATTGGCTTCCGGGCCGTCGTTTAGGATCGGACGACCCAACGGTGAATCTTTCCCGTAGGGAGTCTGCCCTAGGGCAGACTCCCTACGGTGAATGAGGTCGTTGTTGTTGTTGTTGTGGCCGTATGGCGGATCGGCAAAGATGAAGTCAATGCTGGCAGATTTCAGATCGGGAAGCACGCGCAGGCAGTCGCCCTTATAGAGCCTAATGCCGTGTTTCCGATCTTCCCAATCTGCTTTTGGCATTCTTCGCGCCTTCGTGGTTAATCTTGTGCTTTCAGTCCGTGACTTTGGGAGCGTTCATATGCAGGGCCACAATGGCCAGGGCCAGCCGCCAGTCGAACCAGAAGAGCCAACTGATTGCGGCCAGCTCGCCAAGAAGAAGCAAGATCACTACGATCAGCCAGGCCAGGAGTTTCGCGTCGTCGTTTTTCATTTTTCTTTCACCAGGTTTCCAGGGATGGGATCAATTCAGATTGATGTGCTGCTCGCACAATTCGAGGAGCCTGGGCAGCGTGCGGGCCCGGATCCACTCGTGAAGGTTTGCGCCCTTGGGCTTCAGCTCCGCCGCCCAGCCAACTCCGGAGCCGTTAAGATTGGGTCCGATCCACAGCGACCATCCCGAATCGAGGATGGCCTTCCAGCGGGCGATGAGCGCGAAGCTCAGCGTCGGGTTGTCTTCTTCGTTCATGCCTTGCCCCATTCCTTCACGACCTCGGCCACGCGCCCGGGCAACTCGCTCGGTTTGCACTCGGCCGCTGCGAGCAAGGCCTGCCGCTTGCCGGCGACGTGCTCGTTGATCGTGTTGTGGAGTTCGATATCGGCGGAGAGTCCGCCGGCGTAGGGCCCTTCGCGCAAAAGGACGACGGCTTTGACCGGCGCCTCCAGGGCGTCCTTCATCATGCTCACGTGGCCCTCGTAGAAGGCGTCGATCCGCGGCAGGAAAGTCTTCGGGTCTCTTGCGGCCTTGAGGGCCTCGTTGGCCTCGATCCGGCCCATGCGGATCAGCGTATCGGCGACGACGACCTCGGCCTGGAGCAAGGCCAGGTTGTTGGCCACCAGCGGCGCGACGGTGTGCAGGGCCTCGGCGCCCGTCACGGCGGCTTGTTTCGCCTCTTTCTCGCCGATCGCCGGCTGGAATTCGCCCGGCGTGACGCCGTCGCCCCCCGTCGGGGCCCCGGGCTTGCCGTTGTTCGGATCGCCGCCGGTGGGACTGGGCTTGAGGCCCATCTCGCTGGCTTTGTCCAGCGGTACCATATTGAGCGGCACGAAATGCATGTCGGCCTCGGGCTGGTCGAGCCGGTTCATGCCCTCTTCGTGCCTGATTTCGTTGACGCTCATCGCGCCCACGGAGAAGAGCGTCCGCTGCCTGGCCGAGCGGGCACTCGGGTCGGCGGAAAGAAACGGGCTGAAATTGAAGCGGCAGAAGTAGGGCCGCTGGAGCAGCTTGGCGTTGATCTCGCTCGTCCACCGCTCGCACCAGGGCAAGAGCGTGAAGGTCACGAACTGCCAGCCCAGGCGGGTGACGTCGACGCCGCCGGCCTCCAGGTCGTAAAGCACCGCCGGGCTGATGCGATAGGCGCGGGCCACCGCGCGGAGGAGGAACAGCCTGGCATTGAGCATCTGCATCTGTTCGATGCTGTAGGACGTGCCCTTGAACTCCATGCCCTCTTCGAGGATCTGCTTGTGGTGGCGGGCCCCATGCTCGGACGTCTCGGCCAGCGATTTCTTCAGCCGCGCGTAGGCCTGCTCGGACATTTTGCCGGGGTGGATGAAGTACCCCATGCTCATGTCGCCGTTTTTGAAAATCTCATTGGCCAGCCTCTCCGCCGCCTTGTCTCCGCCGATCGTCTCGCGGATCATGCGGACCGGGCTCTTGCCGATGATGCCGTCCATGGTGAGATACCTGATGTGCAGCATGTTCGCGGCCGGGACCAGGCCTTCGAACTCGCCTTTCTCGTTGTGCAGCTCGTAATACAGCTTGCCGTCGGACTCCTTGCGGATCGGCTTGGTGCGTTCGGCCTTCGGACTGCGGTTCCAGAGGGCCATCACCTTGTTGCCGCGGATATTGCGTTGGATAAAGGAGTAACCGTTGCCGTAGGTTCCGAGGTGATTCTGTTCCACGTCCCGCCAGGTGACGGAGGTGGTCTCCGGGTTGACGGCCTCGGCCAGGATCGGCTGCATCTCGTGATCGCGGGCCAGCTCGATCTTGCCGGACTTCTCGTCCCTCTTGCAGATTTCCACGCCGAGAACCATCATCGACTCGCTCAGGCAGGACACGGCGGCCTTCACGGAGCTGCAATTCAGGGCATTCTCTTCGGTGATATGCTCGCCCGAGCTCGTGGCCTGGCCCTGGTTGACCCAGTCGACGAGCCACTGGTCTGGATTGTTCGTGCTGGCCAGGGCTTCCGCGGTCCGGGTGATCAGATCTGCAAGCATGTCACGGTCCTCGCGCCGCGAAGAAACGGCGCTACAAAGATGGGCGTCAAAGACGTTGGATCAGGAGTCAGATCAGGCGTTAGATGCGCGGCTCGGGTGCGGGGAGCTGCTCGATCCGCAGGGTGAGCTTTACGCGCGATTTATCGGGGATGCTCACCATGATTGCGGGGCATATCGCATCGATCACGCCGACCAGAGGAGAGTACTCGCCCTTGGGATGGACGAGCTCCTTCTTGCCGGCGTAATCCATGGAGAGCGTGAACTCTTCGCTCAGCTCAGCCATCATGCGGGTTTGGGTCATCATGGAAGGCGGTGGATCTCGGCTGTGCGGCGGGGAGTTTCGTTCACCCAATCGATGAGCCACTGGTCGCTCCGCCGCGGCGGGCGAGAGAGCCACCAGAGCGTCAGGGGAGCAACGATCAGCGAAGTCAGCGTGCCGGTGGCAAGGCCGACGAAAACTGACAGGAGCAAGTCGTTCATATTCCCAGCCTATGGTTGCGTTCGTCTTCGCGTCGCCGGCGTTCGACTTCCATCTGTCCGGCGATCCCCAGGAAGCCCAGGGCCACGCCGCCCACGACCAGCCCCAGGGGCAGCCAGGCCAGGCAGCAACCGGTGACGACCAGGCCGCTGCCGAGGCCGACCAAGAGGTCGCGCAGCAGCACGTTGATCTTCTTTTCTTCGATCGGGGATTTTCTCATACGCTCCGCACTCCTCGTGATTCGTAAACGCTGACGTTCATCGCCAGGCGGGTCGCTGCGTCCAGGGCCATCACCAGGCTCACGATGCCGTCGATCTTTTTGCCGTCGCCGCGGGGCGGCTTCACCGGACGCATGTTGCCGTTGGTGTCTTCCTTGGCCCGCACGTGGCCGGCCTCCCACCTGGTGATCGGGTTGCCGTCGTGATGCAGGTTCCCGGCCAGGATCAGCCGTTCGAAGAGGGCCGCCGGCCAGGCGTACTTGCCGACGGTCTGCTGGAAGGGCCAGCAATAGTCTTCCGGGATGACGTCGTTCTTCTTGAGGCTCTCGATGATCGGCGCCGCGTACCAGGGATCGTAGGCGAACATCTTGACGTCGAACTGGCGGAGCAGCTGGCGGAGGTCCGCCGTGATCGCCGTCGGGTCGACCGTCGTCGCGCTCATCGTGCTCGTGGTCCGCAGCCAGCCGTCCTGGACCCACTGGCCATAGGGCGCGTCGCCCTTGTACTTGTCTACCGATTCTTCGGGCAGCCAGTAGAACGTCAGCACCTTCACCGGCTGCTCCAGAAGGACCATCATCTTGATTTGGTCCACCGGTTGTTCCTTGGCCTCGGCTCCCTCGCGGGCCGCCGTCTCCTTCAGCTCGCCGGCGGCCTGGATCCAGGCGTCGGGGTTCTCCGGAAAAACGAGCGACAGGCTCGACATGTCGTCCGTCTTGCCGAGGTCGAGCCCGCCGCCGCAGACCTTGCCGAGAAGGTCCTCGGCGGAAAACTCCCGCTGGCACTTCTCCCAGTCGTCGGGACGGATCCACGGATTGCTGGATCTTTGCCAGACGTTCAGCCGGTACATCTTGAAGTCGGCCAGGCCGGCGATCGTCGGCTTGCTGGTCTCGTAGTCGGCCAAGTACTCGTCGACGTCGATCGTGTGGCCCCAGGCCGGGTTGGCGAGTTTTCCCCACTTCACCGGATCGGCATCGAGGTCCGCATCGCTGATCGTCTGCGGGGCCTCGTAAATGGCGGCAAAGAGGGCGTGATTCTCCGCCCGGCCTTCGAGGACCTCCTTGGCGTATTCGTAGCGTTCGTGGCCGTAGCCGTCGGGATTGTTTCCCGCGGTCGTGACCTCGATCCGCAGCGGCTCGCTGCGGCTGATGCCGGTCCGCGTGATCCGCTTCATGAATTCACGGTCGACGACGTGCGTCTCGTCGACGATCACGGAGCCGTTGAGGCCTTCTTTGCTCTCTTGCGTGCGGCTGTTGCTGCTCGACAGCGGAATCATGAACGATCGGCTCGGCAGGTGCGCGATCGACATCTCGTTACGGTTGACCTTGCAAACCTCGTCGAGTTCCGGGCTTTGCTCGATCATCGCCAGAACGTGCTTGCTCATGTTCTGGCGGACCTGCGCGCCGTCCTTCGCCGCCAGAAAGACTTTCTGCCCCGGCTCGCCGTCGCCGCAGGTCAGATACAGGGCCAGGGCCGACACGGTCGGCGTCTTCTTGTTCTTCTTGGCGACGAGGATGAAGGCCTCGCGGAAGCGGCGCACTTCGCGCTTCCAGCGTTCCGAGTACTTCACCCAGCCGAACAGGCGCATGATGCATTCATATTGCCAGTCCACCGGCTCGCCGGCGGCGAAGCAGTTCATGTATTCATGGGCCCGCTCGATCGACAACTCGCGGCCGCCGTCGTCCCATTCGTCGAGGATCGCCTCCATCGGCTGCGAGTAGGCGCCGCGGAGGACCATCGGCTCGCCGGACCACTCCCCTTCGTAGAGGCGGCAGTAGCGGCCGATCCACCACGGTACCCAGCACGCCCGGTCCAGATCGAAGCGGCAGCCGGCGGCGGCTGCGCGTTCGTCCGACTCGTTGCGGATCCAGGACCTGGTGAGTTTGTCGATCGCCATTATTTGATCAGGGCCCGGGTCCTGGTGCTCACCTGGAGCGTCTTGTTCTCGGTCTCGACGTGCAGCCTGGCCCGGCTGGACGGCGTGAGGCCGAACTCCTGCTCGATCCGCAGAAGCGTTGCCGCTCGCTTGTGCATCGCGCCGACCTGGGGATATTGGGCGACGCACTTCTCGTCACCGTGCTCGTCCTTCAGGCTGTAGGTCGTGCCATGTTCCCGGACGAACTCGCAGTCCTTCCAGTACAGCACGAACTCGACGCAGTACCGTTCCAGGATGCGGCTGTCCGGCTGCCGGCCGACGCCCATCTCTTCGAGGTCCTTGACGACCTGCTTCCAGACGGACTTCTCTTCCTTGCTGAGCCGCTTCGGTGCGGTACCGAGCCGGCCCTTGGGCTTGGGCTCGTTTTGGCGTTTCCGGTCCGGAATGCTTGATCCGCGGGCCGAAAGGATCTCGGTAGGTGTTGGGACAGGTCCACGTCTCACGGGCAAAACAGCCTCATTTTCCAGGGGATGGCCGGGCCGGCGGCCGGGCCGCCAAAATCGACCCCCCCCCATATCAAAACTCTTCAAAAAATGTGCGGCGGATCAGTGCGGTTCTGCGTTTTTTTGCCTCGAAAATGCCAACCCCCCTACCCGGTCGGGTGGGTTTGGGCGGGCTCAGGACTTGGCGGTACGCATGGCACGCATCCAGTCCCGGCCGAGGCCTTCCACGCGCTGATGGCAGGCGTCGCACACGGCGAGCAGCTCGTCCTGCCCGACGATCACTGCATGACCGTCACTTACGCGTTGCAGGTGATGGCTCTTCGTGGCCACCGTC